TAGTCCCCCAGTCATAACGGATTTCGTGTGTTCCATTCCATTGTGGCATTAATGCGACTAATTCCCTTAATTTCTCTTCAAAAACTATCATAATCCAAAACTGTTTTTAGTTTCGTAAACTCTGAAATATTCAGATTTCCAATTTGTAAAATCGACTTGTTTATCCATCAAATAGCCGTATAGACTTTTCTCTATTCCATTGCATCCGTGCCAATCAATAAAGTTACCCTCTATATAAGGTTCGATTAAATACTCGCCTTGATATTGTTTGATAAAATTTTGATGTGCGCCTGCAATTAAGTATTTAGGCGTTTGAGTGGTTGCATTTTCTGGATTTACTTTTTTAGCTCCGGTTGCAGAAAGTCTTATATCTGTTTGAGTAACAAATTCCTGATAAATATAATTAGCTATCAATGAATCATCATTATCTAAACCCAACCATATTTTACCGTCATATTCATCTCCTTCAATTAGTTTTTTAAACCTTGCGTTTTCTGGAAGCTCAATTGTAACATCAGTCAATGCTTTAATTTCATTATAAAGAGATAAACCTAATGCATTTAGTAATATTTCACGCTCCAACTTTTCGCAAAGATAGTCTAATTCCGTTGCGTTGTTTGGCGTACTTGACGGATCAACAGCCGCTAAAGGAATATGAATATAATTTTGATTATTGAAAAATGTACTATTTACTATTTGCATTAGGTTTAAATTTTAAATTACTTTGACTTTTTCTTACTTAGAACTGTTGCCGCTACTGCTTCGGTTTGAACCGGATCTAAAATAGCGACTCCTTCTGCTATTAGCTGTGAGGCTAGTTGTCCATCAACAACTATTCTGTCATCAACTACTTTGTTGGCAAAATCCTCAATAAACTTAATGCCTATCATAATTAAGCCGTTGCTAAAGTTACCAATGCAGCAGAAATAGAAGTAACTTTTCTAAATCCTGTTTTGTCCGCTTCACGGATTAACAAGTTTAGACGTTTTCTTGCTTTCAATGTTTGCATATCTTCAACAAAATCAGCTCCATTATATCCTTTAGACACAACAACTCCACTCATTTCGTAGATACGTGCATATCTTGAATCTCCCAAATACAATGTGTTAGCAACTACATTGTTATCTTCAATGATATTCAAAGTGTCTATTCTTGGGTCGTTGAAATTAAACACATAATTATTTGTTGTGTCTTTTTTCAATTTCAATTTATTGATATCTGCAATATTCATTGCCACGAAATCAGGTTGGTATTTTGCACCACCTACTGATGTAATACTTTCGCTTACTTTTGCAACTAAATCATAAACGTTTGCGTCTGTGATTCCAGAAGCTACTGGCGTATATGCAGGTGCGCTAGAAACCAATCCTTTTAAATTCGTTCCTGTATTATCTCCGATAACAATTTGAGAATCTACTTTGTCCTCAACATTTGTTGCTAAAAACATATCCAATTCAGATGCTGCCATAACGTCATCTTCGAAAAATTCTTCTGAAACTGGCAAAGTATCTCCAATTTTTTGCAAAGTTAAAGAATACCCTTTGAATTTAGCAGTAGACTCAGCGAACGCAACTCCTTCGGCAACTGATGCAGCGGCTTTAACAGTTGTAGCTTCGTCCCAGTCGATATAGCGAATAACTCCGCTATGATTTCCTTTACCTACTGTAATTTTAGGGAAGAAATTATAAAGACTTCTTTTCACTCTTTGAAGCTGTCCAATTCCACCGATAAACAAACCGCTTGGGTCTGTGGCGATTGAAGATCTTAATGTATCGGCTTTCATTACAATTTCAGCGTTACCGCCTTTTGCAATAGCTTTCAACGCGTCTTTGTTTTCTTTGATTTCATCAACAAAAGTTTTAACAACTGATTTTACCCCTTTAGTTTCCAATTCGGTAACTTTCAAAGCAAGTTCTGTATTATCGTCTTTTACTTTTTTCAATTCAACATCAAAAGCGTCTTTCGCTCCTTTTACCGCTAAATCAATAGCTTTTGTTTGCAAATCGGCTTCATGTGCTCTTTTTGCAATTGCATAATCGTTTGCTTCTTGTTCGGTCATTGCCTGAACTTCGGCATCTGTTTTGTACTTAAACATAGTTTTTTTGTTTTAAATTAAATGTTTCTTCTTCTTTTAATCGTTTGAGTGATTTCAATAATCGGCTCTTCTTTTTCAGGTGAATCCTCGGCCTGTTTATTGTTAAGTGTAGGTGTTGCTGAATTACTACCCATTACAACCGCACTACCTTCTATAATTTTTGCTTCTGTAACCGCCCAAAAATACCCTTTTTCATCGGCTAATTCTTTATTTGCAATAAGTGAATAGTATTTATCCCATACTGCTTTTTCTTCTTTATCCCATTCAGCCTCTGAATTAACGGCTAAATTTAAAGAAACATATCTCATACCAACTGAATGATTCTTAACCCATCCGTTAGCGTATTGATTAAGCATAAATTCGTTACGCTTTTTGTCAATTGAACTGTCAAAAATTAACGCCTCTGTTTTTCCTAAATATGGTAATCCTAATTGTTTCCAAGTCATTGATTGAACGCTACCTTTTGCTGTATCTGTAATAACTTTATCGAACTCTCTTTCGTGTTCCTGTAAATGCAAAAATGAAACATTGTCTTTTACGGACTTGTTCCAAATTCCATTAATATGAACATCTCCGTGACTATCTAAAAAGTTAGTAGTATTGATTACTACCTTTACATTCAAAACATCTGGATTATTATTATCGTTAATTTCTTCTTTATTTACTTCGCTTATAACCGTATCGTTATGTCCGAATGAAACTGCATCAGCTTGTTTGGTAATAGACTTTTTTAAAGAAATTAATTCTTTTTTATTATCTTTTAATGCTTTGAAAAGTTCTTCTTGTGTGGAAAACTCTTTATTTGGAAACTCTAATACTTTTATCATTTTTTGATAATTTTAGGCATTTGTTTTTCTTTATCTGATTTTAATTTTTCGATTTCTTCTTTTGTAAGTTCTGTTTTCATAACAACTAATTCAATTATTATTTCACCTTCTTTAAATGTTGGCTTAATTGTAGAATATCCTTTTTCTTTTCTACGCTCTAACCATATAATTAACTGGTCAATAGATACTTCTTTGTTTAGTCCTAAAACTATGTTATCTAAATCTAAACTCATAATCCAAGTATTAATTTAAAATCATTGCTTAATCTTTTTTGTTCTTCTGGACTTTCGTAAATTAAAGTATCTTGATACGCTGCTAATGTTTCAATCTTGGCCTTCATTACTAATTGCATAACTGGTAAATGATTGTATGTAGCTTGTAAAGACTCGTTTTTATCAATCAATCCAAACGCACTGGCAAAACTATTCATTGTATTATTTGCATCTGTTTGGACTGAATTTTGAACATAGTCTAACATTGCTTTTTCTTTATTCTCGTATGTACTTGAACCGTTAGAAAAATAATTGATAATGTCTTTATTCATATCAAAAGCATTTAAACACGTCAAAGCATCGCTTGAAAATTGTTCGTCTAAATACAAACGCTTCATATCACTAACTAAATGCTGAGCCTTAATGTTTGCATTTGTAATTAATAATGATTTTTGCGCTATTTTTTTGAATATATCCTTACGGTCATCTGGTTGTATTTGAGCTTCGTTTCCATCTCCTTGACTTGCCATAAGATATTTTTGGCTCATCTTTAAATTTACATTTTTAGATAGTAAATTTTCTTCGATGTTTTCAATTGTTTTAGAAATTCCTTTTAAACGCGAGGGAGAACTCATTAATGAATTTAAGGTCAATCCGTTTGCTAAATCATAAGTTGGAATAATATCTTTTAATTTTATATCAAAAGTTTGACCGTCTAATTTATAGATAATTTTTTTGTCACCATAAGCTTTTAATTCAGCTTTTGTGTAGATAAATGATTTTACTTTCTCGGTATTATTTAAATCTATTTCGGAAGGAATGAGATTGAATATTGCTTTTGTAGAATTTAAAGCGTCAACTTTATAAGTAAAATTAGTTCCAGCCGCGCTTAAAAACCACATTTGCTGAAAGAAAAAGTCTTCCTGAGATTGGAAGTAATTAGGCTGTTTGAAAAGTTTAATTACTTCGCTATTCTCGATAGGTTTGCCCGCACTGTTCAAATGAGTAATTTTCATTTGAGAGTATATTTTTGAGCGCAAAGCAATAATAGCAAGTAAAATAGGATTTGTAAGGGAAGATTTTAGGTACTCAGTAGAGTTTACAAAGCCGTCTTGATCTAAGAAGCCAAAGCTCCAGTTTCCGTTACGATCTCGCTCTATATTTATATTTTTACCCCAACTAAAACTAAATGACCCCATATAATCGATGTTTCACAACATTAATAATTAAAGCAAATATAGTAAAAAATAATTATTATCGATATAATTTACTATATATTTAAAAATTTAATACCGCTAAATTTATAAATTCTTGTTTTATTTCTATACTAACATTGTTTAGTGTTAAATATGATAAATACAAAGAATAAGCACAATACATTATTTTGTCGCCTGTTCTTGCGTGCATTGTTAAAATTTCTTTTTCGTATTCTGTTTTAAATGATTCAAAATCTTTCATAATTTCTATATTTTAATTTCATCTAAGATAGTCTAAAAACTTTAACAAACCAAGAAATAACATATTTTGCGGCATCGAGTGAGTGGTCGTCTCCATTCTCTTCTGGCATATCCATTTGTATTCCTTGCCATATTTTCCAGGAATATTGTTCATATTCTAATTCGATATTTAACGATTCTTTTGTATAATGAATTTTACTTTTTTGCATTGTTTCAATACCTGCCGCAATAGATCCGCTACCTTTTTTTGCATTAATTACGTTATATCCTGAATTTTTAAGTTTGCGTGATTCCTCTTTGTTTAATTCATTTCCGCTATCACAAATAATTTGAACGTATTTTGGTATTCCCAAACGCTCAAATTCATCCGATAAATTACCTTTAATATCGTTTAACGGCTTGTATAATCTTTCTTTAAAGAAATAATTTTCATCACCGTCAAATTTCATTTCCACCAAAGCAGTTGGTGCGCTTAATCCAAAATCAAGTCCGTAATATGATTGATACGGCAATTTTTCAAAGTCTGCATTTGATAATGTTTTCCATCCTTTAAATATTCGGTTTGGTTTTTCTGCTTTCAAACCAAGTCCGTAAACTTGCCAAAGATAGCTGTCGGCAGTTTCATTTTGTATGTTTATTGGATTTTCTGGATTCCAAGATAAAATCTTCTTTTTCATCTCGATAGGACAAAAAGGATTTTCCATAAAGGTAGAATGAATTACTTTGCATCTTGGATGTTTATCTAAATTATCGCTCCAATGTTTTCCACTTGGATTAATATCTATCCATATCTGATTAGCTCTAACGTCTATCTGATCAAACGTTTCACTGGTCATTTTATATGGTTCATTTAGCCACGCTATGTCCTGCGTTATTCCGTGAGCGTTTGTAGTATCATCTCCGTGTGGCTCTATAATTGAACCGTTTTCAAAATATATAGGCACTGTGTTTCTTGGAAATTTATAAGAGC